AATGGCTCGTCCGGCTTTGTTGACCCCCTTGATAATGGGCCAAGCCTCGGCGGTACACTAATAATATGGGCTAGCTTAGACACTGGTGGTGGTTATCAGAGTATAGCAGGAAGGATGAGAAGTTATGGGAATAGTACTGGTTGGCCTTATCAGGACTATCATTGGGGGTTCAAAAAGGATGGTGGCACTATTTATGCAGTCGGGGCCTCAAACGGCGATAGAAACATGGAGAGCGGTACAATCACCGATAATGTTTGGCAGCAATATGCTATGATAGGTGAAACGGCGGCCAACGGCGGGGGGATATATGTAGGTAGAAATACCTACAGTGGTGAAGATCTTGATAGTGGTTATGGTGGTTACAAATGGAGGCTCGGCGGGAGTAGAGGTGGTGATAACTACGGAGAATGGGATGGAAATGATGATTCTGGACTTGGGTTATCCAACGATAATAAAATTGGAATGGTTGCAAAATGGGATAGGATTTTATCTCACGGTGAAATTAAGACATTCTATGATAGTGTGACTGGTTCGTGGTGATAAAATAAATGATACTTATATAGAAGAGGTTACATGAAATACGCATTTTAGTTCCAATATATAATACAATTAGTGGAAGATTATTACAACAATATTGCCGCAATTAAATATAAGACATTTGAAGGAATTATATGTTTAATGTATATTTATAGTAGAATGGAGAAACTGAATGGCTTTTAGAGTAATGAGACAATTATATAATGCACCTTCAGCTAGTGTAAGTGAAAGTGTTACTTGGACTGACCCACCGTGGGCAAAGAGAAAAGTGTATATTATGTCTTCAAGTGATATGCCAGTTTGGGAATTTGCTGAAGAATCAGATGCTAATGCAAAAGCTCAAGAACTGAGTGGTTCAGATTCTATGAATAGAGTGTATAAGGTTATTGAAGTATAAAAAAAGCTTGTATTTTCACAAGACAATTCAATATATATAATTAACGTAACAATAGTTAAAGGAGAAAAAAGTTATGGCTGATGAAATTAAATTTTCAGAAGATGAGTTAAAATCACTTCAGGAATTACAAAATTCCTATCAGGAAAAACAGTTGCAATTTGGACAACTTAAAGTTCAAAATGTTCTTTTAAGCCAACAGTTAAGTGCACTTGAAGCACGTGAAGTTGAGTTAGAAGAAGAATACGGTGAAGTTCAAAAATCTGAACAGAAGCTAGTAGAAGATTTGAATAAAAAGTATGGTCCAGGGTCTCTCGATCCAGCTTCAGGAGTATTTACACCTCAACCAGCTGAACCTGCAGTAGCAGATGTTCCAGATATGGCGAAGGCACCTGCAGCTGATGTAGAAGCTTAATATATAAATAAATTTCCTCGTTAAATATCGTTTACGAATTTTAATTGATATTTATAACTGAGTTTTCTAAACTCATGTAAATAGTCATTAAACTTAACGTAATTTTAGGAGAAAATCAATGGCAGAAAGAATCGTAAGTCCAGGTGTATTTACCCGTGAAAGAGACCTTTCATTTCTTCCTCAAGGAATTAGTGAAATTGGTGCGGCTATAATTGGCCCAACTGATAAAGGTCCGGCATTTACTCCAACAGTTCTTAGAAATTTTTCGGAATTTGAAGAAATGTTTGGTGGTACGTCTAAATCGTATTATACACCATACGCAGTACAGCAATATTTAAGAAGTGCTGGTTCAGTAACGATTATCCGTGTATTAGGAATAGGTGGATATCGAACTGATTTTGTAAATCTTCAACTTTCAAGTTCGTTAGGCTTAAAAACTGTTGCAGTTCTTGCACCGTCAAGAGGCGGGTTAAATGGAATAGCAGATATAAGTGCAACTTCCTCTGGTTCAAACGGAGATTGGAGTTCATTTGATCTTGTTGTTAGTGGTAGTGATACCTCAGCGTTTAGTAAAACGATTTCATTTAATACGTCTAGTGCAGATTATATAGATAAAGTATTAAGTTCTGATCCACAGGTTCAGAAATCAGGTCAGGATACTGCACCTGTTTATTTGTATAAAAACTTTAAATCACATCAATCACATGCACAGTATACTGTTTCTACAGCTCAAGCATATGTTTCCGCTTCTGTATCAGTAGGAGATGGAACATTTGATTTTACATCTGGTGTTCAATCTTTTGATGCAGATGGAAATGCTAGTTCTTGGACAGGTAACTCAAGTTATTCTGTAGCTAGAACACCATACGTTCAGTCTCAAAGAATCAGTGGAGCAAGGTATAGTCTCTTTAGAGTTTATACTCGCTCTCATGGTTCAAGTATGAGTTCACAGTTTAAAGTATCAGTATTGAACGTTAAAGATGCTAGTGCAGTCGCTGGTTCTGATTATGGAACATTTTCAGTACAAATTAGACGACATGCGCCAGGTAAAGTTAATAATGATCAAGTGGTTGAACAATTTGATAGTCTAACGTTTGATCCTTCAAGTGCAAATTATTTTGCTCGTAGGATTGGAAGTAGATTTGTTGAAATAGATTCAAATGGTAAATTGACATATAAAGGCGATTGGCCCAATATGAGTAAACATATTCGTGTTGGTGATTTTGCAGATGTTGAATCAATGCCAATGACGGTTGTTCCAATGGGACACGCAGCAGTAGTAAATCCAGTATTAGGTACGGCATCTCAAGTTCCTACTGCATCTTTCCAAAAAATACAGGAAAATGCACAAGGAAGTTTTGATGGTAATATTTACTATGGATTTAAGTTCGGTTCTTCAGAATATGATAACCATCAGTATTTATCACCTATACCTCTTAATGCAGCAGCAGGTAACAATGTTAGTATGAGTCTTGAAGACATGTACGGACATGCATCAGCAGCTGATTTAGGTGGTTCGACATATGCAGATGGAACAGAAAAAATTAGTTTATCTAATTCACATATGAAACAACGTAAATTTGTTGTTCCTTTCCAATGGGGATTTGATGGAGCTAATCCAGCAACACCAAAGAATACAGCTAATGATATATCAGCTACAAATACAATGGGATTCGATTGTTCAAACAATGCGGCTAGCGGAACTATTGCTTATAAAAGAGCAATTAACGCTATAAGTAATCCTGATGAATTTGATATTAATCTTTTGGTAATGCCTGGAATTATCCATCAATATCATCCAAAATTAACAAATCATGCCATTGAAAAAATGGAAGATAGAGGTGATGCTCTTTTTGTTATGGATGGTTCTTCTTGGTCTAGAGGTATAACTAATGCGTGTTCTGATATCAGTACATTAGATACTAATTATGCAGCTACATATTATCCGTGGGTTAAAATCTTAGATGATGGTAATAACCTACCGGTATGGGTGCCGCCTTCAGTAGTACTTCCAGGTGTAATCGCTTACACCGACAGAGTAGCACATGAATGGTTTGCGCCAGCTGGATTGAACCGAGGTGGTCTGACAACAGTACTTGAAGCAAAAACGAGATTAACACATGCGGAACGTGATGAATTGTATGAAGGTAGACTTAATCCAATAGCATCATTTCCAGGTCAAGGTGTGGTTGTTTGGGGTCAGAAGACTCTACAAAGCAAACCATCAGCACTTGACAGAGTTAATGTTCGAAGATTGTTGATTAAATTGAAGAAGTTTATTGCAAGTTCAAGTAGATATTTAGTGTTTGAGCAAAATGATGCAACGACACGAAATAGATTCATGAATATTGTGAATCCTTTCTTAGAATCAGTACAGGCTAACAGTGGACTTTCCGCTTTTAAAGTAGTAATGGATGACAGTAATAATCCACCTGATGTTGTGGATAGAAACCAATTAGTTGGTCAAATCTTCATTCAACCTACAAGAACAGCAGAGTTCATTGTAGTGGATTTCGTTATACTACCTACTGGAGCAACATTTCCAGAGTAATTTGACGTATAATGAAGTATAACATATAACGTAGTCATACGAAAGTAAAAAGCCCCTCTTATGAGGGGTTTTTTATTATATAAAATAAAACTTCTAAGAAACTGTTAAGAATGTATAGTTTTTTAATGATAAGATGATGATGAATTTTTTAGGTTTGTTATATTTATATATGAAAGTAAAGTGATAATTAAATAATCGGAGAAACAGAATGCCTGAATTACTTGATCCTTCTGAGATAATGTTTACACCATTTGAACCGAAGACTAAAAATCGTTACATCATGTATATGGAAGGGATTCCTGCATACCTTGTTAAGACAGCAAACAGACCAACAATTGCATTTGAAGAGATTGAATTAAATCATATTAATGTAAAAAGGTGGGTTAAAGGTAAAGGAACTTGGGAAACTTTAGAATGTACTTTGTATGATCCAGTTGTACCTTCTGCAGCACAAGCAGTTATGGAATGGGTTAGATTATCCCATGAATCTGTAACAGGTAGAGATGGATATTCTGATTTCTATAAGAAAGATATTACTTTGAATGTTTTAGGACCTGTTGGTGATATAGTAGAAGAGTGGACAATGAAAGGTGCTTGGATTCAAACAGCAACTTTTAATGATTTAGATTGGGCCACAAATGATCCAGTAGAAGTAACTCTTACGCTTCGCTATGATTACGCTATCCTCCAGTTCTAGTTAAAGTATTACTTTAAGTGGTTATGGTTAAGTGTTGTAAATGTGGATGTGGGGATACTGTTAAAAATGAATGGTCAAAAGGACATTATTCCCGAGTTCATAATAATTGGGGACACAATGCAACGGCAATAGAAAATTCAGCTAAAACTCGTAGAGAACAATTTAAAAATGGTGAAAGAACAATTTGGAATGATGGATTAACGGCTGAAACAG